ATTTGCAAAAGCAGGTTATTTCTGTTCTTACCGGACAGCCAGTCAATGGCGTGGTGATGACCAAGGACAGTTTTGAAAACGCAGCCAAGCAACAAGCTATTGGCATGTATGGGCACCTGCGCGAAAGGATCGAAGCAGGATCAAGTCTGGAGGACATTTTTAGTGGCTATAGAAACCGTATTGCTTCAGTACTTGAGTTGGACCCGAAAGCGGTGCAGCTAAGCAACCCTCTTTACGCCAAAGTTCTTGGCAGCGCAGAGACTGGTCAAATGAGTCTTGCTGATGTTGAGACAATGATTAAGACAGACGAGAGGTACAAGTACCACATGACAAAGAAAGCCAACAGGGACGCAACTTCAATTGGCAGCGCTTTGCTCAGGATGTTTGGCGAGGTTAAATAATGGCAACTACTTTTGACAGTCAGGGTCTTGGCGGATTTGACCCCGGGTTTATGGACCAGGTAAATGCTGAATTAACAGCCTGGACCAGCACGCCTGAAGGCCAACAGTGGATGAAGGACATGGGCTATGACACTATGTTCGGTGGAGAAACAGTAACACCCCCAGAACCACCATTAGGCCCATCCGGCGATAATGGCGAAGGCCCATCCGGGGGCGGCAGTGTTGTAACTGATCCTTGGGGCCGCACTCCAGACAATCCAAATTACGGCGTTGACATGGAAGCAAAGAGGCAAGACGCTCGTGTCTCGATCAAAGCTTTGCTGGCTAAGTACAAGCTTGATTCTTTGTTTGACACGGTGTGGGGGAACTACACATCAGACATGGTCGATTACACAGACACAGATGCTTTGGCTATGTCCATTAGGGAAACAGATGCTTACAAGCAAAGGTTTGCTGGCAACGAGGCTCGTCGATCCAAGGGTCTTGGTGATTTAAGTCCATCAACATACATTGCTCTTGAGGACTCATTCAAGCAGACAATGCGTTCTAACGGTATCCCTGACAAGTTCTATGATGACCCTGCTGACTTTGCCCAGTTAATTGCCAATGATGTGAGTGTCGGAGAATTCAATGACCGTATTGAGTATGCCCGTAGTTTGGTCCAGGATGCCCCAGCGTCTGTAAGAAATGAAATGTCAAGGTTGTTTAGCGTCAGCGAAGGCCAGCTAATTGCCTACTTTATTGACCCAGAAAAAGCCCTGCCAATTCTAAAAGAGCAGGAGCGCTCGGCACGTATCGCCGCTGCAGCGGTTGAAAATGCTGGCATGCAGTTGACAGTAGACATGGCTGGAGACCTGGCTAAGCGTGGCTTCACGGAAGCAGAAGCGCAAAAAGGCTTTGGAAATATCTCAAGACTTGGTGAGTTGACCCAGCAGTTTGCCGGAGAAACGGCTATCAGTCAGCAGGATGTAATTGCTTCTCAGTTTGGGTTTAATACAGAAGCAGAAAAAGAAATTAAGAAGCGTCAAGCTCGACGAGTTGGAGAGTTTAAGGGCGGTGGGTCGTTTGCCAAATCAGCAGGTGACGTTTCGGGTTCTGTTGTTACCGGAGTTGGCAAAGCTCAATAGGTCCTTGACACGTTCTAATATGCGTGTGATATATTAAGCACATCTCGTTTGAGATACCTGTTGGAGAGTCCCTCGACTTCAACACGCAAAAAGAGGTGAGATTTGCAGCCGGTCTGGAACCTCCAACCAGAACGTGGGCAGAAGGAGTGGGTCATGTCAGATTCGATGCAAGAGTTCGAGGACGAAATTCAGACCGAAGTTACACGAGATCCAGTGCGCGCACAATTGCGCAAAGTGGAACAGCAGTTGAAGGCAGCCGAGGCGAAAGCCAAGGAACTTGAAACCGCAGCACGAGAGTTGGCCTTTGTGAAGGCGGGCGTTGATCTTAACGCTCCAGTCGCAAAGTACTTCGTCAAGGGCTACGACGGAGAGTTGTCAGCAGATGCAATTCGTGCAGCAGCTCAAGAAGCAAATCTCATCCAACCTGCTCCCCAGCAGGATAAAGTCCAGGCAGCTGAACAGCAGGCGTGGGCACGGGTGAATAGTGCATCTCAAGCAGGCGAGAAGTTCGAGCCAGTCACAGACTGGGCCGCCAGAATGGCGAGCGCCAAGAGCCCGGGCGAGTTGGATCAACTCATGGCACAGTACAACGCCGAACAGGCAAAATCCAAATTCTAAATTCCCCAGCCGGGCGCACTACCCACTGGGCTATCAATTAAGGAAATACAGTGGCTTATACCCAACAGTCGTCACTCAGTGTTGACCAGGCAGCGTATGATCGGATGGCGTATTTCGCCCTTCGTTCAGAACTCTTGTTCGATCAGGCAGCTGACGTTCAAGCAAGCAACCAGACAATGCCAGGATCCTCGGTCGTCTTCACGATCTTCTCGGAACTTGCAACCGCAACAACCCCGCTCACGGAAACAGATGATGTTACTCCAGTAGCAATGGGCGACAGTCAAGTGACTGTAACCCTTACTGAATACGGTAACACCGTGAACACGACCGCTAAGTTGCGCGGAACCGCGTTCTTGGATGTTGACGCAGCAGCAGCCAACCTGATTGGCTACAACGCAGGTAACAGCATGGACGTAATCGTTCGTGAAGTTCTTGCAGGCGGCGACAACGTAATCTATGGTGGCGGCGGATCAAGCGATGAAACCTCACGCACAGCTATCGAAGCTGAAGACATCATCGAAGCGAACGACGTTCGCAAGGTGACAGCAGCTCTCCGTGGCGCAAGCGTTAGCCCATGGTCTGGTTACTACATCGGATTTATCCACCCAGACGTGTCCTACGACCTCCGTCGTGAGACCGGCAACGCATCGTGGAACGCTCCACACGTACAAGTTGATACCGCCAACATCTACATGGGTGAAATTGGTACCTTCGAGTCGGTGCGCTTTATCGAGACCCCACGTACCAAGGTGCGCGCAAACGCATCAAACGGTGCAGGTTCAACCGGAACAATTGACGTTTATGACACCTACATCATGGGTCGTCAGGCATTGGCAAAGGCTTACTCCTTTGTTGATGGCAACGGTCCTGTACCACAGATTCGTCGTGGTCCAGTGGTTGACTCGCTCATGCGCTTCAATCCAATTGGTTGGTACTGGCTTGGTGGCTACGGCCTCTTCCGTCAGGCATCACTACGTCGTATTGAGTCGTCATCCTCAATCGGAGTAAACGCCTAAGCAGCTAAGTACATTGCTGTAAGGTAAGCAGAGCCCCTCCGTATTTCCTGCGGGGGGGCTTTTGCTATAATCGCCTAAGAACGAAAGGTCACTATGTCAATTTCAAACTACGCAGAACTTAAGTTGCTTGAGCATGTCACAGGCAAAACTTCATTTACCCTTCCAACCAATGTGTACTTGAAACTGCACACTGGTGACCCAGGCGAAGACTGCACATCGAACGCAGCAACAGAAGCAACACGCAAGGTCACGGCTTGGGCTACTGCAGCTTCTGGTGCAATTGCAACCAGCGCAACTGTCGAATGGACAAACGTTTCAACAACAGAGACTTACAGTCACTGGTCGATGTGGGATGCATCAACATCTGGCAACCCATTGTGGTCTGGAGCTTTGTCAGCATCCGCAGCAGTAACCGCTGGTGACACCTTTCAAATCACTTCACTAACTCTTTCACTCGACTAGTAGGTAGGGGAATCCCCTATGGCTGCTTTTCAGAGCACGCTCACAGATTTTTCATCTGCATATAGGCCAGCAACTGGTCTTTACTTTGGCGCACCAATCTGGCAGCTAACTGCTACTGGATCTGGTTCGTCTTCTTCTGTTTCTATCGCGTTTGCAACTAAAGCAAAACAGGGAACAGGTTCTGGAGCTGGATCCGCAGTAGCGGTAGGTGTGCGTGTTGTGGGCAGAACCGCAACAGGATCAGCTGTTGGTGTACATACTGCTGTAATTTCTGGGCCAACACAACTGAGGCTCGGCGCAGTAACCGACTTCTCATTCCCATATCTAACTGGCGGACGCTTCTACCTTGGTCCTGCTTACTACCTAAGAACCGCATCAGCAAGCGGAGCTGGATCACAGTCGACAGTCTCATTGCATATTGTTATTCGATCTGCTACAGGAACTGGTTCTGCCGGAGCTTCGACCAGTACCGACCTTGAGATTTTATTTAGGTTTGCAACTGGATCTGCAACATCGTCCAGCGAAGCCGACCCATTCTTGTTTGTTGTTAGACAGGGTACTGGATCTGGATCTGGAACTTCTTCTGCAGTTTTCAGACGCGAACGTCTACGCGCAGCTACCGGAACAGGGACTGGAACATCAAGTGCAGCAAGACTTGTAAAGAACCTCAGGTCCGCAACTGGGTCCGGTGCCGGGTCCGCAGTCGCTATACGCCTTGTGTCTACTATCAGAACAGCTACTGCTTCTGGGGTTGGAACTGCATCTTCAACATCAATAGAACTTTTGCCAAGAACTGCATCTGGTTCTGGGGCCGGGGCTACTAGCGGAAATGCCGTTGGCTATAAGTTCCACATGTTCCGCCCTCCGACACAAAACGATGTACCAACTCAGCTTGTTGGCGGGGACAGAATTGCTAATCGCTTGGCTCGTTTCTACGCTCCTGGACGCCGCGGCAAAAATGTGTACAAACTTAATGACCTAACCTACACAGAAATAGACCAGCACGACTACAGCATTGTCGCAAAGGTTTACCATGGTGGACACGTACATCAACTTACAGAGGAGGAATACACGGATCTACTCGCAGCTGGGTATTCCGAATATCTGACATGATTCACACAAAGACACATCCGAACCTCGATGTTGAAGGTTGTTTTGCTTGCAAAATTTCAGGCGTAAAGCTTGGAGTTAGCGAGCACACCTCCTCAGAAAAGCAACGAGAGACGACGCTTTCAAAAGACCTAGACGCGTATAAGCGAATGAGAATGAATGGCCAGCAGCCAAAACAAATTGACGGTTCAGCAAACGTGGAAGCACGAGCTTCAGAAAGCTGGCAAGTCCAAACTGGTATACTACCCAACAAGAGCCATTACAAAACAGTGGCTATCTAGGAGATAGTTATGCCAAAAGTAGGAAAAAAAGAGTACGCATACACGGAGGCGGGAATGAAAAAGGCAAAGAAAGAATCAAAGAAGACTGGCAAGCCAATGATGATGAAGAAGGGCGCTAAGTAACGTGTCCAAAAAGGGCGAGAGTTACAAGTCAAAAGCAGGCAAGAAGAAGCATGAAGCTTCTGAAGGCAAAAAAGAGCGAATGAAGGAATACGGTAAAAAATAAAACGTGGCTAAAACTGCAGCATGGCAGCGTAAGGAAGGCAAAGACCCCAAGGGTGGCCTGAATGCTAAAGGTCGTGCCTCCGCGAAAGCGCAGGGCATGAACCTTAAACCTCCCGTGTCTGCAAAGCAAGCCGCAAAGAGTCCAAAGGCTGCCGCTCGTCGCAAATCTTTTTGTGCGCGTATGGGCGGCATGCCTGGGCCAATGAAGGATTCTAAAGGTCGTCCTACTCGCAAAGCACTTGCGTTAAGAAAATGGGACTGCTAGATGTCTACAGCTAATACTTTACTTGAAAGAGTCAATAGGCAACTACTCAGTGGCACAGTAGAAGAGCAGAATAAACTTTCTATTTCCATTGATTCAAGTGCTACTTCTGTTGAGTTGACATATGACCTGTCTGGTCTTAGGCAGGGGGCAACATTTGAGATTGACTCCGAACTTTTCTACATTTGGGAGACACCTAGCGGTGGCAAGTCTGTAACAGTTCAGCGTGGATATGCAGGAACAACCCCAGCCTCACACGCTGCTGGAAGCATTGTAAAGCTAAACCCACGTTTCCCCAAGGCACAAATGCTTGAGGCTTTGAATCAGGACATCGACGATCTTTCAAGTCCACTAAATGGTCTTTTCTATGTAAACACTTTGAACCTGCAATACAACGGATCAGACCGTCAGGTAGACATCACTGGAGCTACATCAATAATTGACTTGGTTGATGTTCGTTTGCGTTATCTAAATGATGATTTCCCGGTTCTCAGAAAGGTTCGTTTGCAGCGAGACTTGCCTACGTCTGACTTCCCTTCCGGATTCTCTTTAGTGTTTGACGAACTTGTCATGTCCGGAACTCTACGTGTGCGCTACAAGTCCCCATTTCAAAGAGTGTCAACTGTGTCAGACGACATTCAGAGTGTGGCCAAAGTCCCGGCAAGCATGGAAGATATTTTGGAACTTGGCGTAATGTCAAGAATGCTTTCTGTAAGGGAAGTTAAGAGAAACTTTATTGAGTCGCAAGGCGACACCCGCCGTTCGGACGAAGTTCCACCAGGAGCAATGCGTGATTCTTTCGGGAACATCTTGCGCCTTCGTCGCGACAGAATTATTGCTGAAGCTGCAAAACTGGCAAGGCTGTATCCTGCAAACTTGAGGAAGTAGCGTGGCTACGCTTATAAAATTCACCACTCCGTATTTGGGTGGGGCTTCGTTCTTCACTGGAACTGGATCCACTCAGCTCGTCCCGTACGCTTTCCCCGTTGCCATCAACGGCAGACCGTACATGATTGATACTAAGTCAAACGACTTTGGTCGTCAGTTTGATGCTCGTGTTCGTGACTCTGTTGACCAATCTGCTGAACCTGGTGAGTCAGCTATTAACCCACAGGGTTTGTGGCGTAGGTCGCAGTCGTCTTGGCACTACGGTGCAGGTCAAGATTACTCGGATACTGCTGACGCTGAGGCGTACCGTTTCAGATCTAGCAAAGGTATCAACGTGTGGGATAGAGGTAGATTGTCACTACTTCAAGCGACCACACAGGCTTACTCATCTGCTTCAAGCAACCTATATATGGCTACTGCTGATGGCCGAATTTATGGTACTGAAGGGCAAAACGTTCGTTACACATCAGACTGGACAACCTTCACTACTGTGACTGGCACTAATGCGTCAAACCTTTACAGCATCACCTCAGACGGTTACAACGTGTTCTTTTCTTACGCTGACGGTGACATAGACCAAACGAACGCTGGTACTTCTGCAGCATCCAATTACATCACCGGTATTGAGGCTGGCGTATTGGCGTATGTCCGTGGCCGTCTGATGGTCGCAGGGCAAGGTACAGATAAGCAAAAGATTTGGAACATCACCACTACCCCAGGTTCTTCGGCTAACAACCCGACATCGTTGTACACGCACCCGAACACGAACTTCAACTGGGTTGGTTTCGCTGGTGGACAAAACCAAATCTATTGCGCGGGTTATGCTGGCAACAAGTCTTTAATTTATAAGACTGCGGTTAAGCCTGACGGCACGTCTTTGGACATTCCTACTGTTGCAGCCGAGTTGCCTTTAGGAGAAATAGTCACTAACATTCAAGCGTACCTCGGGTACGTGGTTATTGGGTTAACGACAGGGTTGCGGTTCTGCTCGTCGGACAGCGACGGCAACCTTGTCGTTGGTCCATTAATTGAGATTGGCACATCCGTCAATGCGTTTGCTGCTGTCGGACAGTACCTGTACTTTGGGTGGACAAACTATGACGCAACATCGACCGGTGTTGGCCGACTTGACATTAGTACTCAAGTAAGCACAAATCAGCCAGCTTACGCATCTGATTTAATGGCAGATGTCCAGGGAACAATTGTCGACATACATGAGTTTGATGGGGACATTGTGTTCACGGTCGCTGGTTACGGCGCGTACCGTCCTCACCCAACAAACCTTGTTGCTTCGGGTACTTTGGATTCAGGTATCTACCGTTGGGGTATACCAGACACAAAGTTTATTCCTAAGTGGGATTTGCGTACTGAACCATTAAACGGAACCGTAGCTATTGCTGTGTCGTCTGATACAGGAGAGTTCCAAACAATTGGAACACAGCAAAAATTAAACTCTCTTGAGTCAACATTTGACGGATTTGAAGGCAAGGTATTTGAAGCTGAGGCTCGTCTGACTTTAACTCGTTCTTCTACTGATTCCACAAAGGGTCCTGCTGTGACTCGTTGGATGGGTCGGGCATACGCCGCACCTCTTCGATCTCAGATTTTCTCCGTTCCACTCTTGTTGCACCACAAGATAAATATTCGTGGTGTTGAGTACTCGGTAGATGTGGACGAGGAGCTAGAAAGACTAAGAGAGTTGGTCGAAAACCCCAGGGTTGTTGTATACCAGGAAAACGAGTACTCCTACCCTGTTATTATCGAAGATATTAGGTGGATGCCAGTGGACTCAGCCTCGAACCACAACAGCTGGGATTGGAACGGCACCTGTACCGTAATCATGCGTAGTGTAAGATAGTGTATATTTGCTCGTTAGGAGAATAAATGGCATACGCAACTAGGAGATCATATTCAGGAGCATCAGCTGCCTGCACCCTCACGTCCACCATTACATCTGGTGACACAACTGCTGACCTGACGGGAACCGTTAGTGCGTGGCCAACCACATCGGGCGGATCTTTTTACATGGTGATTGATCCGGGCTTAAGCACGGAAGAAAAAGTTCTTGTTGGAGCGCGCTCAACCAACTCGTTGTCTTCCATTACCCGTGGTGTCGACGGAACTTCAGCTGCGGCCCACTCCGCCGGTGCAACTTGCTACCCAGTATTTACGGCTGTTGACGCAGACCAAGCTAACAAAGTAGCTTCGACCCTGACAACCAAGGGAGACATTCTTGCAACAGATGGTTCTGCTCTTAACCGTTTGGCTGTAGGAACAAACGATTACGCTCTTCTTGCAGACTCGGCAGCTACTAACGGCGTTGCATGGAAGCAAATTCCTGCTGCAGGTCTTGCATCTGACTCGGTTACTACAGCAAAGATTCTTAACTCCAACGTAACCGCAGCAAAGCTTGCAACCGACTCTGTCGAAACTGCAAAAATTGTTGACGCAAACGTTACTACCGCGAAGCTTGCCAACAAGTCTGTTACTTCAGCAAAGCTTGGTCCACTAACCACTTCTGGCACTGGTACGGCGTGGACGTTTGCTCTTTCTGATGCAGAAACAGTTATTAGTTACACCGGAGCATCAGCCGCAAACGCAACAATCCCTCCAGAGTCTTCTGTTGCTTGGCCAAATGGAACGCAACTTAACGTGATTCAGTACGGCGGTGGGCAGGTAACCATTACTGCTGGATCCGGTGTTACGATTCAAAGTGAAGGTGCTAAGTTCAAAACAAAAGCACAGTGGGCAATCGTTACTGCTATAAAAATAGATACAAACTTTTGGGTTGTAGTCGGCAACTTGGCGGCTTAACATGCAAGTAGTCGCTGGAATTGCTGGTGGAGTTGAAGTTGTAGCAGATGTATTGGTTCTTGGCGGCGGCGGCGGTGGCGGCTCAGGAACCCATGGCGCGACTTCCGGAGGTGGCGGTGGTGGTGGTGGTCAGTCATACGTAACTGGAACCGTAATACCACCTGGAACATACACGGTCACAGTTGGCGGAGCTGTTGGGCAAAACTCAAATGGTTCCACCTCAACATTCCGTACTCTTTCTCCAACCGCTGCGCAAAACGGAAACCAAAGTTGGTATGGATGCTGTGGCGGAGCTGGTGGTGTTGGTGCTTGGGCCAACGGCGGAGCTGGAGGTAATTCGAACTGCGGATCTGGTGGAAGCGGAACGGCGAACTCAATCACTGGTTCATCTGTAACTCGTGGAGGCGGAGGAGCGGGCGGAGGCGTATACGGTTGCACCGGAGCTGGAGGAGCTGGAGGTGGAGCAAACAGTTCTCCATGGCCATACCCTAACGGTCTTTCAGGAACCAATGGACTTGGTGGTGGTGGTTCGGGTGCGGACAACCAGTGGCAACAGTCCGCTGGGGGCGGAGGCGGAAGTGGCCTTGTGGTTATTAAGTTCTTGACAGCAGTGGCTCCTCTTGTTTCTAGTTCTGGAGCCTCATCAACAACAACTGGAAGCTATACGGTCCTTACGTGGACTGGCACTGGAAGCATAACGGTATCTGCATAATGGCTAACTTTGCTGAACTAAACGAAAACAATGTTGTTGTTAATGTCCTGTACGTAAACAACTCTGATTGCCTTGACGAGAACGGTGTTGAACAAGAGTCAATTGGGGTTTCTTATTTGAAAAACCTTTTTGGTCAAGACATGAGATACGTGCAAACATATTTTACTGGAAGTTCAAGAAAGATGCTGGCCGGAATTGGCTACATCTACAACGAACAGGCAGATGTGTTCCATGAGCAACAACCATATCCATCTTGGTCAATCGATTCAAATTTTGATTGGCAGCCCCCAACACCTATGCCAGTTGATGAAAATAAATACATCTGGAACGAACAATCGTTGTCTTGGGATATATACACTGGCCTAGATGAAGAGCCAGCAGAACAATTCATTAACCCCTAAGCAAAGATATTTAATTTGCCAAGGGTGCGAATTCTTTTTTGCTCCTACAAAATCATGTACTAAATGTAAGTGCTTTATGTGGGTAAAGGTGAGGTTCAAAGAGTCTTACTGCCCTGAAGGGAAATGGTAGTTATGTCAATGAAGATAAAATGGATTCCAAGATCTAAAGACGCTGAGCTTTTAGTCCCAACTCCACAACCAGCAAGAAACTATGTTCCGGAGTGGTACAAAAACATTCCTCCAAGCATCCTGAAGAATGCTACTTATGAACAAGGAGAAAACAAAAGCTTAAACCTAAAGAGCTGTATGCCATTCCTTGACTCTCTTAGTATTGGTTATATACAAGAGACGTGGGCTGATGTTGTTGTAAAAATAGAAAACACAAGCTCAGGTTACAGATATCAATTCAATCAACGCAGCGGTCCACAAGTGCTTGCTGTTAGAGAAAACCATCAGTACCCAATCAAGAACGGTTACGTTCCGTTTGAGTTTGTATGGCAAGTTCAGTGGTTGCCAATACTTCCCAAGGGTTACAGCGCTTTATTTTTGCCGGTGCTAAACAGGCCAGAAGGAATCGTAAATACGGTTTCAGGAGTAATGGACTCTGACTCCTACTTTCATAATCACGGGAACCTACCGTTCCACCTTGAATTTACTGGTGATGAAATTGTTATTCCGTGTGGCACACCCATGTATCAAATAGTTCCACTACACAGAGACAATTGGGTTTCTGAGATAGAAAAATTTGATGACGATAGATCAAAGGTTCTATCACATCAGTACATCAAAACGTATGCATCTCAATACGTAAGAAAGTACTGGACAAAGAAAAAATATGATTGAACATGTGTTGTCTCCGCTGTCTTTTCAGCAGGCAAATTACTTAGAAAAAATTGTGTCCGACAACTTTTTTCCTTGGTTTTATTTCCCTAACACGCACACATTTGACAGAACTGATTACGTTAGTTATGGGTTCCAACACACAGCCATGCAGAACGGTACTGAGAATAGTCAGTTTTGCGAGATAGCAAAAATAGTCACACTTGCAGTTGCCAACACTGCTGGGATATTTGTTGACTCAATAGTCCACCTAAGGTTCAACCTGTTGACAATACAGTCCCAGGATATACCGCCCCACTACCACACTGATATACCGGAGAGTTTTTTTGTAGAGCATCCGGAGTTTGGTAAACACTATTCAGCCTTGTATTACATAAATAACTCAGACGGCTGCACCATATTTGAGGAGAACAAAAGGCAGATAGAACCCGTAAAGAACACCGGAGTGGTGTTTGATGGTTCATTAAGACATTCTTCTACATACCCAAAAAGGAATACGACTAGACTTGTTCTTAATATGAACTTTTTTAGCGATGAAAAATAAGTGGCTGATATTTGTCCCGGCCGTTTGGTTTGCGCTGTTTGCTCAATCAGCTGAAGCCGATGTCCTGGGGGAGTGGACATACAGCCAGTCTTGTCCAACGTCCGGATCAGTCGAGGTAATTGAAGACACGATTATTCTGCACGGACCCGACCAGGGTGGGTGTGCGGGTCAACCGCATTGGGTGAAGATTGAGACCACAATCCCAGCTGATGTGGACACAATAGATTTTACTTGGTCATACCAGACGACTGATGGGTGGGTGTATGACCCACCGCAGTACGGGGTCAACGGCGTGTACACCTTGCTTACACAACAAAACAATGCAACAGGCGAGTTGTCTGTACCCGTTAAAGAAGGTGACATTTTTGTGTTCCGGCAGTATTCGATAGATACCTGTTGCGCTCCTGGGCACTTGACTATTGCTAACCTATCTTTATGGGCATCTATAACCACATCCACGACGTCGACGACGACAAGTACTACTACTGTCCCGCCAACGACTGTCCTTGCCACAGTCCCGACTACTACGACAGTTCCAGAAACCTCAACGAGTTCACCGGATACCTCAACTAGTTCTACTTCTTCCGTACCCCAAACAACATCGACAGTATTAGTGCCGACCACGACGCTACCGCCAGAAACGTCAGCACCTATACCGCCTCAAATAGTTGAGCCAGAACCTTCTGAGCCTTACGTTCCTGAAGAGCCTGAGATAACCGAGACAGGCACCACAACGACAGTAGTAGAGGAGCCCATCCAAGAGGAGACGCTTCCCGAAGAAACAACCACGACAACTGAAGTAAGTCCAGAAACATACCCTGAGGATATCGAGGAAACGACCACTTCCACCATCGCTCCAGATTTAGAGCCAAATTTAGAGCCAGACGTTCCTTTGACGGATGAGCAAGTCACCTCCTTAATTGAAGAAGCCGAGAGCGTAGAAGAGTTGGTCGAAGCTTTGGCCGAGCTAGAGCCGGAACAGGTATCGCAAGTTGTTGACGCAATCCTTGCTGACGAGCCAACACAAGAGCAGGCAGCGGCGCTTGCTACATCTCCCGAAGTGCTTGCTGCAGTTAGCAGCGAACAGGCAGCTGAGATATTCCAGGCTCTAGACGTGGAAGAACTTAGCGACGCACAGACAGAAGAGTTGGTTGCAGCCGTTCAGGAAGCTCCTACTGAAGTGCGTGAAGCTTTTGAGAATGAAATCGACATCTTTAAGTCTGGATTGGATAGCTACGTGCCAGTTGGATCTAATGTGCCGGTTGGCACACGACGCACACTGGTGGCTATTACAGCGGGGATAACCCTTGCGGCAGCTGGTGTTAGAATCAAGCAATAGTGAAAAAGATCCTTGACTACCTAGCAGACAACTCCTGGACTTGGGCCGGGACCGGCATGGTCCTTATTACCTTGTCCGGACCCACGCTTCGTCAGGCAGCCCTCATTACAGGCATAGCCGTTTTGGTACACTCTTCATTAACCCTATCAAAGAAAGACTGACATGGCAAAACTCCAGAACATCGCGTTCCGCATCTTCGCACTATTTGGATCTTCGGCACTCGCAGCTGTAGCTGGTGGTGCCCTTATTGGGGTTCAACTTTGGAAGTCAGCAGCACTTGCTGGCATCATGGCATGTGCACAAGTAATTGAAAAGCTCTTGCGCTTTAGCGTTGACGGATCACTCACCAAGGAAGAGATTGAAATCGCATTCTCTGGTGCCGCAGCTCCAAAGCCTAAGGCTGAATAATGCCAAAGCCTAACTGGCCTGTAAAGCCGATCCGTTGGTGTGAACATCTTAAAGGCAAGAAACCTTCTGAGATTACACCAGATATGGTCGCCCCCATCACAGGCGGAGGCAAGCTCGAAAAGTGTGCAGCAGCAGCGTGGGAAGAGATGGTTGCGGCAGCAAAAGCCGAAGGCGTAGTTCTTAAACCCACTTCAGCCGGAGACACACTCCGCTCGGTGGCGCAGCAAAAGGCAGGGTTTCTCCAGCGCTACCAAAAGGAACCTATTGCCGGAGCTTCGACAAAGACTTGGAATGGTGAGAAATGGTACCTGAAACCAGGCATGGCAATCCTTGCCACTCCTTATGATGACCCAGCAAACGACAAGGCGCGTGGCTCGAAGCACTTATACGGCATTGCGGTCGACGTGGCGAACGCTAACGGCAAGGTACTTGCTTGGCTACTGGCGAATGAAGAGCGCTTTGGGTTCTCGCATGAAGTCCTAGGGGACGCAAATGGTAAAGGCGCAGAGCCTTGGCATATCCGCTTCGTAGGGAAGCCTGCTTGATGTGGATGCTGGTATCGCCTCTATTTGGGTTGCTTGTATTGGCGGCAGTTTTTCTCTTATTGCTGTAGTCCTACAAAAATTTAGGACCGAGAACAAGAAGGACCATGACACAGTCATGGCTATGTTGCGTTTAATGCGCCGGGCTCAAGACCGGACGGAAGACAAAGTTGATGGTGTCTCAGAGCGCTTGACCAACCACATCGAGCAGCATAAAAAATAAAGTTGCAATTCAAAAAATTTGATGATTGACTGAAGGCCGGGGGGTGGGGCGGAGGAAGCACACACACTCAATAGTTCAATAAATCCAGTGTGAATGTAACCCCAAGCACCAGCTGAGCTAAACCCGTTCGAAGGCTTAAGCACCAGTCTGTGCTAAATTAAAAGTGCGCACAAGGTTTTCCTCCCTTGTTTCCCTTGTGTGTGGGTTGAGGTGGCCCTAGTGGTCGGACTAGGGCTCACCTCCCCAATGCTTGCATATTGTTAAATCGTGGTGTAACGTGTCTGAACAGGAGGAAAGCACATGAGCAAATTCAAAGAAGCACTATCAGTCAAAAGAACACTTTCAGCACAGGACAAAATCAAAGCAACATTAGATCCAGATTCATACAAAGACTTTATGTCTGCAATGGATGATCCGGGCCTATCAGCTGGAGCTATACACAGGGCACTCAAAGACCTTGGCATAGAAATTTCTGTAATGACTATTCAACGATGGAGGCAAAAATGAGTAGTAAGTTCCAAGAGTCTGTAGAGTTGCAGAATGAAATTACAGAACTTAGGCGCGCTCTTAAAACAAGCCAGCTTGCTGAATCAAGATCCAAGATCAAGTCGCAAGGTATCATTGATGCGGTTTATCGTGCTGCGAAGGATGCAGCTTTGGCTACTGGTAATGCGAAAGCAGCACAAGCGCTACCAAAAAAGGATACTCGTAAAGCAAAGGCTGAGGTAGCTCTTGTTCATGCAACCGATTGGCAGTGTGGAAAGAAGACTCAGTCATACGACATCGCAACTCTCTCAAAAAGAATGGAAGAGTTTGCACTCAAAGTTACTGAACTTACTGATATCCAGCGTGCGCATCACCCTGTAAAAGAGTGTGTGCTTATGTTCGGCGGCGACATGGTAGAGGGAGTTTCAATCTTCCCCGGCCAAGCTTACGAAATCGAAGCACATCTTTTCGAACAGCTGTTCGAGGTAACTCGAATCATGGAAACAATGGTCCGCACGTTCTCTGCATACTTTGAGAAGGTTCATGTTGTATGTGAGTACGGCAATCATGGTCGACTGGGTCGCAAAGGCGACATGCCTGGTGGCGACAACATCGACCGTGTTGCTTACAAGATCACAAGCGAGCGCACAGCTGATCTGAAAAACGTGACTTGGCAGCAGTCTGGCGACTGGCACCAGATAGTCACGGTTGGAAAGTATCGTGCGTTACTTGTACACGGCGACGAGATCAACAGCTTTGGTGGCAACACACCGGCATTTGGAATCTTGCGCAAGTGCAACGCTTGGTCAACCGGAGTAGTTGACGAATTCAAAGATGTGTATATGGGGCACTTCCATACACCAATGACACTTACGATGGCAAACGCCGGTCGTATCTTTGTGTCTGGCTCACCAGAGTCACACAACGAATACGCTCGTGCGTTTATTGCTGCAGTAGGTCAACCGTCGCAAAGACTCCACTTCGTAGACCCAGAGAAAGGACGTGTAACTTCCGAGTACACGTGTTGGTTGGACTAATGAGAATCAAATCAATAGACAAACAAGTAGAGTCACTTGAACCATGGTCGCTTGTAGAGGTGACCTGGCGTGACGCTTACGACGCATCTAATGGTTGGACGGAAACAGAAACATACAAGCCGGAGGATCAGATAGCTGTTACCGTCGGTTACGTGTGGGTTGATTGCCAAAAGCACTACATAACTTTGTGTGGCACATTCTTTTTACAAGAGTTGCCAAAGGTACACACAATCGGTAACGTGACTCACGTTCCAATCGCAATGATCCAGTCGTTAAGAGTAATTAACAAACAACAAAAGGGAGAAAAGAATGGACGGATTCAGGTACACAGTAGAGAAACCAGAGCACGGAAGCCAAGAGTGGCTGACAGCACGGTGGAAAGATGAAGAGGGTTTCTCACGCATAACCGCTTCGGTCGCTTCGGCCGTTCACGGGCAAAACCCGTATATGACGACAGCCGATCTCGCAATTGAATTGTTGGCGGAAACCCCGCCAGCACCGAAGAAAGCGAACGCGGCGATGGAACGCGGAAACCGATTCGAGCCGACACTATTAAAGTGGTACGCCGACATGGAGGGAGTCGAAGTTCTGACACCCGAAATTTTGTACGCATTTAATACGAACGACAACTCGGTTCGCTTGCTTGCCACTCTTGACGGGATCACGCCTGACGGCATCCCAGTTGAGATTAAAACATCAAACAAAATGTGGACAGGTCAACTGTCAGACATGTGGTACTGGCAAGGAATACATCAGGCAATCTGTGCTGACTCTGATCGTGTTGAGTGGGGAATCTTGGATAGCTCGCTTGAGTTTCATCGTTACACTCAGATTGTTACATCAGATGAGAAGCAAAATCACATTCAAGCTTGCCGTGAGTTCTTGGGGTACATCGACCAAGGTGTTGTGCCACCAAACGCTCAGATGAGCTACGAGAATGCAAGTGCGTTAAACCCAGCAAGCTCAGCTACGAAAGAGTTGCCTGAAAGTTTCAACGAAGTGTTGGAGCAACTAGAGACAGCACGTAAGATGAAAGCCGAAGCGACTTCTATGGAGGAAGAAGCCAAGACAGCCATCGCAATGGCGCTTGAGGGTTGCGAGGTTGGCTCCATCAACGGA